TCCTAAAGCTGACCCTGCAATTGAGCCTACTGCGCTACCCATTTGTATATCTCCACATAGGTCTATCTATTCCGTCATCACATGACAATGTTTGTATATATTTATAACCAATAGACTGCACGAACTTTTCCAACTTGGGGTTGTCAGTCAAACAAAAAAATGGTTGTCCATGTATCATCTGTAAAAGTCCATGTACTTGTTGAAATTCTTTTTTAATACTTGGTGTCCACTTGTGTACATCTGCGTGAGTCCAAGTTCTATCTGCAAACCGTTCAAAGTAAATCGTATATGCAGGCTGTATTGCTACTGGTGTCTTAATCAAATATCACCTGCACGTTGCAGTGAGCAAGACGTAGTACCATTGTGAGAAGTGTTTGCTCCTGTGACAGAGTGTCCTTCATACAAATTAACAGACTGTCCTTCAGTAAACGTACCGTCAGATGTTACTAGACGATAACCACGAGCCAGTACAACACGATACACAGTATCTTTTCCCGGCCCCTGTGTGTAAGACTGACTTGTAAAGGCATCTGCATATGTAGTTTGTAGCTGTGGTACAATTGAGTTTTCAAAGTTAGCAGAGTCAAAGGATAGACTAAACGAAAAAATTGTACTGAACGATGCATTAGGCCCATACACTTGAGTATCATTAAAGTACACACGCTCAACACGAGTGCCATTAAAGTAGAAGTTATCCTGCCACCCAATCAGATCACCGCCGTTGAAGCTAATCACAACTATGCGTCCTGCGTGTAGATGTAAAGATCAGTACCATCTAAGTATGCTCTGACTGTCCCTGCAGTTTCCTCAGAGGCATAGCCAAGTGCAGGAATTGCATCAATCTCTTGCTTAACATACGCAGTCGTTGCAATCTTAGTTGAGTCATCAGCCGTTGCTTGTGTAGGTGCTGTTGGATTACCTGTTAAATCAGGTGACGCTAAAGGTGCAAATGAGTTAGCAACAAAGGCTGTCGTTGCAATAGACGTATCCGCTGTACCTGCCGCTTTCGTAGGAGCCGTAGGTGTGCCTGAGAATGCAGGAGATGCAACGTCTGCTTTAGAGTTGATCGCAGTTTGGATATTGTTAAACTCATCATCAATCTCTGTGCCTTTGATAACCTTAAGTGGTTCGCCAGTTTGCAGAGTATCTTTACTTGCAAAGTTTGTTGATTTAGTATAGTTACTCATTATAGAATCCTGCCTTGTTTAACATAGATATCCATCTTCTGTATTGATAAAGCACCGCCATTGACATCTGCTTCAAACCCTAACTGCATGACGTTACCTGAACCTGATGCGGCAATACGAATGGTATCAACCAACACACCACCAGAGTATTCAGCGGCAAAGTCTACAGCTTTTACATACAGTGTTGTTTCTGTACGTGTACCCGGAGTAGTAACATTACCGCTTCCATCAAAGACTGTATCGTTTTGATGATAGTAGTAACCATCTGTATCTAAGTACACAATTAAAGGTACATTGTACACAGCATCTGGTGTTAGTTGAAAGTCAACCGTGTAGTGTTCATCCGGTGTTGTATCTTCGTTGGTAATGGTTGTTGATGTCTGACTAACTGATGGCGTTGCTGTAGTTAAACCATACTTACCAATTGTCTCAGACGGGGCGTTAGAACCATACTCATAGATTGTTCCTTGACGTACATCCAACGAGTAAGACTGGTAGATATCGCTGTAATCAAATCCAGACTTGACAACAAAGTTCTGACCAATTGCACCAATCACTGTAATACTCAGCCGCTTGAGTATTTTACTAACAGACGCATCACCAAGATCAAAGTAGTTTGTAAAGTAAGTCATACGATACTGGCTACCATTGTCTTGGTGTCCAAAATACTGAGCAAGACCATCTTCATGCGTCATGTATACTGAGCCATCAAACGCAAGCCATGAGGTAAAGTTCATGTTATCCCAAACAGTCACACGAGCAGAACCATCTTGTAGTGGCCCTCGCATATCAAAGCAGTACACTTTGTTTGTTGATGGAAATGCAAGCAGATAAAATGCATAACGCTCTGAGTACACTGCTTTAATGTCTTCTTTGGTTTCACCTTCTAAGAACTGTACAAGATCATCACGCACGTTCTTAGATAACTCACGCATTGGTGTAGACTTCTCTTGAATGACTCGTCCAAGGCTACGCAAGCCTGACTCTGACAAGAAAAGAATATCACCGCCTGTGTTTACAATAGAGTCACGGGCAATACAACCTACACCGGAGATAACTTCTACAAGCTGTAAGGTCGTTGGATCAAGATAAGTTTGTGATGTGTCACTGTCACCAAAGATAACAATGTTTTGTTTACAGAAGACAATCAAGAAACCATTGTGCGCACCAATACCAATGATCTCATCGTTACCATACACAAGGATACTTGAGAGGTCTAAGCTACCTGCTGTGCCTGAGTTCCAACGACTACCATCAAGCAAGTCAGTCCAGTAAAGTGTTGTCGCATTAGTTGCAGTGTCAGCAGTCCAGATACGCCCATATGCAGACAATGCACAGTTACCTTCAATCGGTGTACCAGATGCAGAAGGAGAATCAGAAATATCTAATACTGTACCTGAGACTGTATCAAAATACAAAGGCTCATAGTTCTTTTGGAACAAGTAAGCGGCATCGTTTAGAGTAACAGCCTGCCAGTTACCTTCAGTTAAAGTCTGAGCACCGCTGTAAGTAACGGGAACTAACGCACCACCAGAGTACAAGTAAAAACTATCATCTGACCACACACCAAAGTATTCAGTTGCATCAATGTCAACAAACCGATGCATTCCTTTAAGGTCTACTCCTGTAGACTCAACAAGAAACTGCCAACCCTTACGAGCACCTAAGCGTCCAAACTTATCAATGACGCAATTGGTAGCCTGTAGTGCAAAACCAGAATCCAAAGTAATGCCAGACTCTTGAGTGTTAAGACCAAAGAATCCCGGTGCGGCAATACTTGAAGACTGTAATGGTTTTGTCATGGTGTTACCCAAATTAATTCTTCAGGATGCTTACCTTGATCAAATGAGATCGCATCGTTTAATGAACGGTTAGCTGTGTTGTATGCTGACAGTCCTGCCATGCCTCCGTCTTCTCCACGTTCTTCAACAGCTTTGGCATAAGCTAAATGAATCACAGGACGCTCTGGTGCATAAACAATATCAGTGTCTCCAGTCAACGCACCCGGTCTAACAACTAAGTTAAACCGTAGTTGGTACACACCATTAGGCTTAGGGTATACTTCTGCAATTGTGTCGCCGTTAATATCAACACCATTAAAACTATAGTAACGAGGAGAACCAGACGCAGGATTTGCTAAGTAATCTTTTGTCATTCTCTCTGCAGAACGATATGTCATCTCATAATTATCAGTGTCGTTATAAACATTCAACACCTGCATACGAGTACCAGAGTCTGTTAAAATATACGCAAAGATATCTGCAGTGGTAGTTGCAGTAATTGTTGTACGCAAATGCGACCATGACCAAGCATTCTCAATCTCTTCTTTCGCATCGTTAACGAAATCACCAATGAGTTTGCTGTATGCTGTCTCGTCTACTGTAGAGACCTCTCGTTCTCTTAAGCGTCTAAGAACATTGTTTACTATTTCAAGATACGTCATTTGCGTTTCCTACTTAAGAGATTAATATTATAGCACACTTTTGTGCAAATGTCAACCCCTACCACTTAACTTTATCAGCCCAATAAGCCGCTGACATTTTACCTTTACTGATGTTGCGTCTATGACGAGCTTTAAATGATGCACGTTTCTTACGCATTGCTTCAGACTCATTTGCTTTAGGCTTGCCTGCAGTCTTCGCACCTTGCTCACCAAATCGAATAGTCTTTACTTGGTCACCTTGTTTAGCCACAACAACGTGTGACTTCTTTGGATGATTCGGTGTACGCTTAGGTTTGTTGTAACCACTGACACCTGCTCTCTCAAGCCTTGAGTCTTTCTTACTTGGCATTACTTACCCTTCTTCTTGCACTTACCTGCTTTCTTACAAGCGGCAGGACTCGGGCATCCCTTACATGGTTTGAATGTTGACTTACCTGCTTTCTTCATTGCAATTGCCACAGCTTGTTTC